CCAGTTCATCAGCAGAAGGGTGGCTTCACTACAAGAAATCCAGAAGGGAAGGCGGCTTCGTGTTATCAAGCTGCCTACAGGACTTGTAAGGGAACTTAGAAATATCAATGATAGCTCCGTGAACATCAATGATGGCAGCACTATCAATTTTGATATTCTCCTTTGTATAGTAAGTTTTAGAGATTTCCCCAGAAGGCGTGAATTGTTTTATGACACAAACATATTCAGCATCCTTAAGATACTCATATTCTCTTTCAACTTTCTTTTCTAAAATGACAGCAGTAGATGCTAGAAAAACCACTGCCATCAACGCTTTCGTTTTCATGGCGGTGGTTATCCTTTAATTAAAACAATCGTTAAATGGCTTTTGCGTTTATTTTTAAATCATAGATTTTAACTAGTTGCCATTGTAAAGCCCAAGTCTTTTACCCATTTCTCTTTGTGAACTCACTCTGTCTTGTAAGTTTTGAATGTCTTTTCTAATTCCGGCATTAGCCCTGTACATAACATTAGGCGCATTCAAACATTCACGCTTGGTAAATTCAGTATTAGCGCTAGAACAATGAGGGCATTTGTAAGAAGCATCAAAATGAAAACTGCCATCTACAAATGACAATTTCAAACAGTCTTTACATTTATAAAAACAACGGTAATCGTATAAAGCCATATTTCACTCCTTCTTTCGTTTCTTTTATTTGTTGTTCCGAAGTTCGTTATTCCAAACTTCATTAGCACTTTTCTTAACGAAGACATGAGATGGCAGCATAACGATAGTTGCCCATTCTTCTTCTCTTATTTCTACTAATGGCGAAGTTACATGTTTCCATAAGTAACGTTTGATAGCGCCTCTAATAACAGGATGCTTTTTATACGCTTCAACCCAAGCCATACTAACCATCATGACGTTCTTGTTCTTCATGCCGTGTTCAACAATGTCATCAAAAATGACAGCCCTTACTTGGGGCGGTAAGTAGTGAACATTCAAACCTATCCAGCCATTGTGTGTCATTTTGATGGGAATAATCAATGGGAACTTATCGTAATAGGGCAGTACATCTTTCCACTTAGGGTCATAGGTGTACTGGAAAAGTCCTCCTCTTCTAAGGGAATGCACTGTAGCAAAGGCTTTGTAGTTCTTATCAGCGTTGTATTTGGCAGTGATTCTTAAGCGGTTAAAGTACCATTGCAGGGCATTACGCGCTTGTCTTTGGCGGTAATGGGTGGGTCTTCTAAGGAAATCCCTTAAGAACTTCTGAAAGCGGTGCAGTATTGAAGGATTAAATTTTTGCCCCGCTTGAATGTTGGTTGGCTTGTTTACTTCTGGCATGTGAGGAAAATCTTAAGTGTTCATTATTATTTCATTGTGGCAATGTGATTGATTCTTGATGTCTAAGCTGTTAGACTAGAAAGCGCCAGCAGGAATAGGTCTTACTGGCGCTTTAATTTTTAATTAACAGAAAGGATATTAACATGACAAATTTAGTCATTTCAAATATTAACGTAAACTTTAACAAGGCTTGTACTCACTTAACGACCTGCATAAGGCGTCTGGCGGTGAACCAAGACATCGCCCTAACTATTGGCTTGAAAACAAGCAAACAACGGAGCTTATTGCTGAATTGGAGGCGGAGCAAGCCGCTGCCGGAAATCCGGTAGCGCTTGAAAATCAAGTAGTTAGAGTAATAAATGGCAATAATGGTGGTACATTCGTTTGTAAAGAACTTGTGTATGCCTATGCTATGTGGATTAGCCCAGCTTTCAATCTCAAAGTAATCAGAGCATTTGACGCTATAACGAACAATAAAAAACTGACACCCGCTGAAACACTACTTGGCATGGCACAACAATTAGTTGACCATGAACGCCAGATTGGTACGCATACCGAAGAAATCCTGTTGCTACAAGAGAAGAATAGAAACCTTGAACTTAGGCTTAAAGTCTATGAACAGGAAGAGGAATATTACACCATGAAAGGCTACAGCGTTCTTCATGACCTTAATTACTCGGCTGAAGACTTAGCCCAGCTATCCAAGAAAGTTAAACAGCTTTCTGTGGAAATGGGATACAAAGTTTCCAAAGCTAAGGACAAAACATACGGACAAGTGAATGCCTACCATGAGAAAGTATTAGATGCTTTCTTCGCTGATGAAATCTAAACAACAAGCCCTCAGAAATGAGGGCTTTAATTTACTGGGTGTCTAGCTATTCAGCATGGTATTCTAAATAGCTGATATTGAGTTCAAACTTTCAAATACTAGGTGAATACACGTGGCAAACACAGCGAATTTCAACCGTAGCCCTTACTTTGATGACTTTGACCCTTCTAAGAACTTCTACCGGGTTCTTCTGAAAGCAGGGCATCCCGTTCAGGCTAGGGAACTAAACCAACTGCAATCTATTCTGTGGAATCAGCAGTCCATCTTTGCAAACAACATCTTCAAGAACGGCACAAGAGTTGAAGGCGGCACGCCCAAGTTCAACACTTTGTCATGGGTAAGATTGAATAAAGGCGCTAAGATTGACTGGTTTAACAAGGAAATTCCTTGTATTGCAGTTGGTATGGGCGATGGCACTGGCAATGGTTCAAACCTGAAAGCCCGCGTTATTGATGCAATCGAAGAAACCACAGAACATCCGGCAACACTCTTTGTTGTTTATGAAAACGTTGCTGTTGACGGAGAAACGACTTCATTCCTGTGGGGTGAAAAACTGGCTATTCTTTCGGGGCAAGACAGAACGACAGAACTTACCCAAGCGAATAACCGCCCCAATGTAAGATGCCCTTCTTGCGAGGCTTCTAAAACGATTGGTAATAACACCTTCAACATTTCTAACCAGATTCAAAACGATGTTTTTGGCACTGACGCCAACATCCGCCCAACTGGTAATACGGCTAAACAGCTTGTTGTAGCAGAAGGCAAGTGGTATCACAATGGCATCTTCATTGACTGCCCGCAGAAATCCATCATTTATTCTAAGTATGGTGAAAAATTCACAGGCAAAATTGGCTTTGATGTTGTAGAAGAAATCGTTACCGTAAACGAAGACCCGACATTGGCTGATAACGCATTGGGCTATCCTAATGAAAAAGCCCCGGGTGCTGACCGCTTCAAAGTCTGGCTGAATCTGTTAATCAAAACTGCTGACCCTGCTGATGGCGATAGATTCATTATCATTTGTACATTTGAAAACGGCGAAGTAACTTCACTGGTTGAAGACACGCAGTATTCAAAAATCATGGACATCATGGCGCAACGTACTTATGAAGAATCTGGAAACTACACCGTTAAAGACTTTACATTGAAGTACATTGACCACAAAGCGCCTTTTAAAGATGATGCCCAAGGTGTAAGCCCTGATGGCGATGACAACTTGGTTAGAGCATTTGTAAGTGATGGTATTGGCTATGTTTCTGGCTACCGTCATGAAAAGAAATATCAAACTGTTTTTGACGTAAGAAAAGCTCGTGATACCGTAACCACAGAAACCGCTTCAATCTTCTTTGATGAACCTGCTTATGTGGATTTGGTAGTGGTTCATGGTTCTAACGCATGGGCAAACAATTCAAATAACGACCAGAACATCTTCACTAACGAAGAAATTCAACTTAAAGATGGCGATACAACTTCAGGCAGTGCGGCTGGTAATGTTGTAGGCAAAATGAAAGTTTGGGACAGCCAATTCTTAAGAATGGATGGCTCTGACCCGGTTTACCGTTATTACATTGCTGAAATTACAATGAATGATGGCAAGTCCTTCGCTGACATCAAATCAGCAACAAACATTGCTACCAACTTCATTGCTAAAGTGCCGCAAACAGGCTTCTTTGTTTTCAACAACTCAAAAACAGATTTGTTCTGGGTAGTTTCTGTTCCTTTTGTTAAATCCCTGAGAGACATTGATAACGCTAACAAAGGCTCAATGATTATTCACCGCCGCCATAAGTTCGTAGGTACAGTTGGTTCAGGTGGCACACCAAATGAAGTAGCTTTCCAAGTAGCTGAAGTAGCAAGTATTGATGTTTCTACAGCCGTTCTTTCTGTTAAAGAAGGTGGTATTTGGAAGAGAGTTGACCCAACTGGCAAAGTTTCTGTATCAGGCAAATCCGTAGTAGTTAGAGATGCTTCATTGGCTGGCAAAGAAGTCATGCTTGTCTGCACCTTCCAATCTATCAACGTTAAGGAAAAGACCAAAACGCTGAAAGCTGATGTTGTAAAAACCTTCAAGCGTAACGAAACCAATGACTTCAAAGACCCAATGAAACTGGGCAAAGCGGATATTCTCAAAGTCAAATCTATTAAATCAAAAGATGGGCAAAAAGACCTTACAGCGTTTTTCACATTGGATAACGGGCATCGCCCTTACGCTTATCTGGAAGGCAGAGTATTGCTACATGGTGGTACTATTGATGCTTCTATTGATGAAATCGTGGTAACGTTTGACTACTTAGAACATTCAGATTCAGAAACAGCAGGCTTCTTCACCATTGATTCCTATAAAACCATCTTGGATGATAAGAACGATTACAACTATGCCAACATTGGCACAGCGCAATCTTCTGATGGCACTACTTATTCTGTTTCGCAAATCATTGACTTCCGCCCTCTAATTCTGGACGGCACGGTTACTTCATCCGTAATGCCCGCTGTTAAAACTACAGCCATTCATGATGCCACTTATTACGTTGGGCGTAGAGATTACGTTTACATTGATAAAGACGGTAACATTGGCGAGCAATATGGCGTTCCCACAGACAAGCCAAATTTGCCTGCTGCCCGTGAAGATTGCATGAACCTGTATGAGGTTTACTTCCCGCCTTATACCTATTCAGCCAGCGATATTAAAATCAAGAGAATTGAAAACAAACGCTACACCATGCGGGATATTGGCAAGCTGGAACAGCGCATTGGTACGTTGGAATACTACACAACGCTTACTATGGCTGAAACTGCATTGCATAATGAGAAATTCCTTGATGGCAATGGCTTGGAGAAGTTCAAGAATGGCTTTGCTATTGATTCCTTTGTGAACTATACGATTGCAGACACTTCAAACCCGGAATACAGGGCTTTGAACAATGCCCGTTACCGCTATCTTGTTCCGAACGTAACTTCCTTTAACCGCCCCTTAGAACTGGATAAAGCATCATCTACCAACATTAACGTAAGAGCAAAAGTCTTAACACTGCCTTATACGCATGAAAAAGTAGATGAACAGCCCTACGCTTCCAAGCATACTTCCATTAACGAAGCCTTCTTGTATCGCCGTAAAGGCTCATTGACGCTTGTTCCAAACCATAACACATGGTCAGATACAACCATTGCGCCTAAATTGACATGGGATATTGATACTGGCACGGAAGCGGCAAAAGGATTGGCAAATCACATTAACCGCGTACAAAAAGAATTCAACCAATACCAACTGCTGAACCGTTCAACAACCAAGCCCGTTTCTGAAATCCAGTACAACTCTAAATCCAGAGTGGAATCAGAAACAGCAACTTCTACTTCTTCCTCAACTAACAGAACTTATGAGGGCACGGTAAGAAACCCACCTATTGATAATCCGCGTAGTGTTCCGTACTACAAGTACAAGGAAACTACTACAACTGAGGAAAAGCAAACTACAACAACGTATAGAATTACGGAAACAAAGGCTTCCATTAACTCTAAAGAATCCAAGATTGGCGAAAAGAAAACCACTTATTCCACAGAGTTCTTACAAGACGCCAAACCGTTGCCATACATGAAAGAAACCAAGATTCAGTTCTATGCTGCTGGTATGATGCCAAACTGCAAACTGTACTTGTTCTTTGATGATGTGAACGTTACGGAATTTGCAACTTCTTACTTTGGCACTTCAAACCAAGCCTACATTCTTAGTAATGAAAAAGGCGTTGCCGCTGGAACTATTGAAATTCCGAAAGGTAGGTTCTTGAATGGCACGAAGTATCTGAAAATTACCAATGACAAAACCAATTCCGGTGATGTCAATATGGAACAATGCTATGCCACGGCACAATTCTATGCTGGCGGTTTAGACCTGCAAAAACGGCAATTAGACCTGAATATTACTTCACCTACTTATTCCGAAACGGATGAGAACCCGACAGAAGACCCAGCACCAGCTTCAACTTCTAAGGAAATTATTCATCAGCATACGGAAACGACTAAGCGGGCAACGACATTCCGTAATACTTATGCGCCCGACCCCATTGCGCAATCCTTTACTGCGGCAAGAAATCAGTTTGTAACCAAAATCAATCTGTACTTTCAGAATAAGGATGCTGATGAAACGAAGCAAATCTTTGTTGACATTCGCCCATTAGTAAATGGCTATCCTTCATCTGACACCATTCTTGCTAGAAAGTACATTGCTATTGAGAACATTGAAGTCTCTGAAGACGCATCGGTCGCAACAGAAATTGAGTTTGATGCACCTGTTTATGTTGAAGGCAATAAAGAATACGCATTCTGTATTGGTGGTGATTCCCCGGATACTAGAGTGTTTGTTTCTAAACTGGGTGGCAAAGCGCTTAATTACCAGAACCAAGAAATCACAACACAGCCTTCTGTTGGTGTAAGATTCGTATCACAAAACGGTACAACTTGGAACGCTATTCAAGAAGAAGACATCAAATACGATTTGTTTGTAGCCAACTTCAGTGAAAACGAAGGCACAGCTAAATTCGTAGTGAAGAAAGATTACTACGAATATGAATACGCTGGGTATGAAGCCATTTACGAATGTGAAAAAGGTAAAACCGAAATTCGTATTCACACGCCATCAGGACATGGTTTTATTCCTGATGACTATGTGATGATTAACATGATGGAAGGTTCTGTTGTAAGAGCAACATTGATTGGTTCAACTGTGCCGAAGTTTGGCGATGCCAGAGTGCTGTTCAAAGACACTTCTAATAATACAATCGGTTCAGGAAGAATTGCTGTTGCCAATCCAATTAAAGGTACTTCTGATTACGAACTTACCCTGAAAGATTGCGAAGGCTTCCTGTATAATGGCGATAGAATTGAAGTACAAGGAGGTTCAAAAGAAAGAGCAGACCTTCTAGCTTCCATCTATGACAAACGCCCCATTCCAGAACAGTTAATTTTGGCTGCTACATTGCAAGTGAAAGAAGGCTTGCCAGAAAGAGGCGCTGATAACTTCAATGGCATTCCGTATCATGAACTTTCTAATATGGAAGGGCATAAAGTAATCGCTGTAGAAGACGCTGAAACCTTCATTATTAAGGTAACTTCACCTGCAACGAAAACTGGTAGATTCCAGCACAATAGAACTTACATCAAAATGAACTTGATGTACACATTTGCTAACTTGTCAGCTTCAGCATTAGCTTATGACGGGCAAACAGAATGGAAAATGATTCCGACAACCCATTGGATGAAACAGTATCAAGCAGCAGTTCCTAAACAGAACTATTCTAACTTTGATGCTGTAACCATTGCCCTGCATGAAAACGTTGAGTTGCAATATCCTGCTAAAATGTACACACGTTTGAACGGCGTGAAATATGCGGCTGGTGCTTCACCTTTGACGTATGAATACAAATTCAAAACAGCAAAAGGCAATAAGTACGTAGCACCAATGCTTAACTTGGATTCATTGTCAGTAACCTGCATGGGCAATAGAGTAAGCCATTTGAACGCTGATGATTTCTTTAATCTTAATAAGGCTGAACGCTACTATCCAGAAACCCATAAGCAATATGGTTCAGAACTGTACAAGTACGTTTCTAAAACAGTTTCGCTGGATAATCCGGCAACTGACCTGAAGATTTGGTTTGATGTGAATAAGCCCTTATGGTCAGAGTTTGCAGTTTATGTAAAAGTAGCGCAAGCTGCTGGTGCTGAACTTGATGCTAAGGAATGGACACTTTTAACTGGCTACAAGAATCAATCCGTAACTCATAACACTACTGATGAATATGCTGAAGTTGTGATTAACGTGAATGAAACACTGAAAGCTATGGGACAGAATGAACTTGGCACTTATGCAGCCTTCAAAGTGAAATTGGTTGGCATGAGCTACAACCCATGCTTCTATCCGAGATTCAAAACCTTGAGGATGGTAGCTTTGACCTAAAAGAACATTAGAAAAACTCAATAAACATTCACCTAAAGAAAAGCCGCCTTTAACAGGGCGGCTTTCTTTATCTAGCCCATTTTCCTTCAGGGCAAGTAGAACCTTTATAGCGAACTTTCATGGGCAGGAAACAACCACAACGACTACAAATATTCATATTCTTAAAAGGACAAGTATCACAAGTCATGGCTCTGTCCAATGCAATTTCCTTTTCAACAAAGGCATCGCCCGGATGAAACAAGGTATCGCGGATAGCATCAAAGATATTATATGCCATTTAAGAATAGTTCTCATTAAGGGGCTTAAACGCAACCACTTCACCGTTTTCATCAATCTTAATGAAGCGTTCTTTTTCAGCTTCTTTAAGCACCACAACACTGCCATTTTCAAAAGCCTTAGTGTAGCCTTCCTGAAGGTAAACAGTCACCAGTTTGGATTGCAAAGATTCTTTTTCGGTCATTTCAATATTCTCCCAGAGAGTTAAAACTTAAGTTGACTATATTCTATCACCATGTTCTCATGATGGCTTCTCTTTCCTGTTTCTTCCATGTCAAATGGTCTCTTTCAATAATGCCTTTCCATTCTTCAGTTAGGTTTTTATCAGCATCACAAGGGAACTTAACCTTACCCAAATGCCTAGCTTTATCGCCAATCATCTTGTTGTAGTTTGGATAATCCCAGACTTCTTCAGTTTGAACATAGCAGACCTTTTCCTTGGGTTTTACTTCTTCACAAACAGGGCAGAAAGGGTTATCAATAGGGGCATCTGGCAAATCTGGCTGTAGAACTGTTTTACAGTCCATACAGAAGCGTTTTAATGATTCCTCTGGCGTAAACTCATGAACGCCATCATCACAGTTACAAAAATTACTTAGTTTTTCTAGCATTCTTTTTCTTCTTCCTTTTCAAAGTCTTTTTACCAAGAGCCATCATCTTTTCTTCTTCGGCTCTTTTCTTAGCTGTCCTACTCATCGTTTTCTTGGCAACAGTTTCATTCTTGTCTTCGATACGAACAGCAGCGTTTTCTTCATCTTCTAAAGCCAGTGCAGAAATATTAGTGATAGTGGCTTCTTCAAGGGCTTTGTCTTTCTTCTTCGTAGAGCCAGTTATCAATGTTTGAAATGCGGCTAAATCCTGCTGAAGACAATTACTACTAATAAACAATGAACCTTCGGCAAAGCCATAAGCATCAGAATTTCCCTCAATAACAAATGAAGTTGAAAGTTTGGCTGTAAGTAATAAGTTGCCACCTGATTGTTTATCCCAAATACCAACACCAACAACTTCACCCCATGATTTGCCCCTTAAGAAGGGCGCATCAAACATCAGCAGTTGATTGTTTACGTAGTAATCAGGATAATCTTTACTGACTACAAATGTAGAAGGAAACAAACAAATCCGTTCATAGCTACTGCCAGAACTTTTGACTTCAACATGTCCACGACCATTTTCATCTGGCATTACCGTTAAAAGCCCAAGTGATAAAACATTACAGCTTCCGGGTGTACTTCCAAATCGCCCATCTTTAGGCATTACAAAATCCCCGCCATGTAGCAGCTTATCCATCATTTTTATAAACAGAAAAGGCGTTGGGAAGAAGCCTAACTTTTCCCTATTCAGAGCATATTCCTTGGGAAAAGTGTTATCAGAAGCTACTTTTTCCTTTGGAAAAGTGCGCGCGCAAGCATCAAAAACTAGTGCCATTGTAAATAATTCACTAAAAACAAATAGTTATATAGATTTTACCCATTTCCAAAAGAAAAGCCATGAAAAATCAAAGTTATGAAGATTTAGATGAGTTCCAAGTTACCTCAAAAGGCGTAAAACTTACAGAAAACGTACTTGACCTGAAGATTTATCAGGACGCATTCAGCCCTTTTATGAATGCAGAACTTCAGCTTTTTGATTCTGAACAACTCATTAGAAACATAAAAATTGGCGATACTGTTCAGGTGAAGATGAAAACCAAGCAGAATAAAGAAACAGATGGCGCTTTTCTAATGGGCTTTGTAATCACTAACATTCTGAACCGTTTTGATGAGAAAGAAAGGTCAGTAGGCTATTCGTTAATACTCAATGACAAAGGGCTACAAAAAGACCTTACTTCAAGGGTAACTGAAGCCTTTACAGATAAAGAATCTTCACAAGTTCTACAAGAGCTAATGCAAAAGTGTTCTGGCACTTTACATAAATCCTACAGAGAACCGCCAAAGAACAAAATCTCATACATCGCCCCCAATGTAAGCCCTTTAACAGCCCTTTACACAATCCTAAGAGCAACAGCGCCAAAAAGGGATTATCTATTCTTCTGTGGCGATACATCTCTGCATGGCAATCCGAAGTATTACTTACTTTCCTTGTCAGACATGGAAGACAAGCCTGCGGAAATGACATTTTCACAGCAACTAAGCAACGCCATGACTTATCAAGGCAATCACAATCTGCACTTCGCTAATCTTCATTTTGAAGGTGAAAAAGACACACTTTACACAATGGCTGGTCTTCATGGCGCTTCAGTAAATGTCTTCTCTGTTTCAGACAAGAAGTTTACTACATATGGCGATAACCAAGCCAACATTATGTACATTTCAAAAATTGATAAGGTTTTTGACGAAGGCGTTTCATTAAATGAAAGCGTAGAAACATGGGCATTGGAAGCCAAGAAAGCCATGCTTACGCCAACACTAACTTCTGTAATGTTTAGTACACATGGCTTTTGTAAATCTCATTCTCTTTTAGGCGAGAACATTTATATCAAGTATCTTGACCATGACATCAAGAACAGGGCTTACAACGAAGACAAAGATTTCAAACAACAGAAATTCTTTGTAACTGCTGTAACCCATCATGTAAACGCTGCTAAGAAGTATAGGAACTCATTTAGAGCATCCGCATGGCAGGTTCGACAGAATAGCTAAAAGCCACTAATTCTTTAAATCCTTAATTGTGAAAATAACCCAATGAAATTATTATTGTTTCTTAATTAAGGATTAAACCATATGCCTGCTAGCAACTACTCTTCTCCGGGTATTAACGTTACCGAAATCGACAAGTCTCTTTCTGTTGAAGCGGCTGGCGTTACTACCATCGGAACTGTTCTTGAAACTTCATGGGGCGCTGCATTCAAAGTAACTTATGTTGATACTGAAGAAAGCCTCATTGAACAACTTGGCAAACCTAACGAAAACAACGCGCATTACTTCACTTCTGTTACTGATGCACTTACCTACACCCAGAACGTAGCATTGGTACGGGTTGTAAACGTTGCAACTGCCAAAAACGCAACTTTAGAAAAAACCAAGAAAGGCTTGCTTATTGAAAACCGTGATGCTTTCTCATTGATGGGCAAGAACACAAAAGAAGGTCATAAATTCGCAGCCAAGTATCCGGGTTATCTTGGCAACTCATTGAAAGTAAGCCTCGCCGATAAAGGCAACTTCAACCATTGGGAATACGCCGAATACTTCTCTGCACCTCCGGGAACTTCACATCACGCCGAAGCCCAAGGTTCTAAGAACGATGAACTTCACGTTGTAATCGTTGATACCACTGGTCTGTTCACGGGTTCACCGAATACTGTATTGGAAACCTATGAATTCCTTTCTAAAGCTCGTGATGGCAGAACTCTGGATTTAAGAGCTAATTACTGGGTAAACATCATTAACGAACAATCTAAGTATGTTTATGTAATGGACAACCCGGATACTGACCTGTTCGATACCACTGACCCGAAAGCTATTACTGAATGGGGTAAACTGCAAAAAGACAACATTACTGGTGAGCCTTCTAACTTCAAAACCCTGAAAATGCCGGAACACGGTAAAGATGGCACTTCCGCTCCTTCAGCTACTAACGAGCACACTGGTTACGGAGGTACATTAGCTGGTGGTACTATTGGTGATGCTGCTGATGATTCTGACTTCGTTCGTGGTTGGGATTTGTTCCGTAACGCTGAATCAACAAACGCTGCTGTTCTGTTCTTGGGCGCTGTGAAAGATGATTATGTTGTACGTTTAGCACAGCACGTTCTGGATAAAGTAGCTGAACCCCGCCAAGACTGTGTACTAGTTGTTAGCCCCCGTTTCAAAGACCTTGCTAACAAATCCACTACAGATGCTATTGCAGGATTGGAAACTTTTGATAAAGAACTGAACCGTTACAGTTCTTATCTGGTAAAAGGCACAAACTGGTTCTTGGAATACAATCGCCATACTGATGAAACCTACTGGATCCCTGATAACGTTGGTATTGCTGGTTTGATTGCACGTGTTGATACTACTAATGAACCTTGGTATTCACCGGGTGGCTATACTCGTGGCGTTTTCCGTGGTGGCATTCAGAAAACACTCTGGAATCCTTCTCGCAATGATGCTGACAAGTTCTATAAATGGTCATTTAACCGTGTAACCAGTGAACGCGGTACTGGTGTTGTTCTTCTGGGCGACCGTACTGGTTTGACTAAGCCTTCAATGCTGCGTCAGATTGGTGTTCGCCGCTTGCTGATTCAACTGCGTAAAATCGTTGCAAATGCTGCCAAATACACGCTGTTTGAATTCAACGACAGTATTACTCAAGCACAATTCCGCGCCTTGGTAGAACCTGTTCTGATGCAAGTTCAAGCTAGCCGTGGTTTGGAAACCTTCAAAGTGGTTTGTGATGATTCTAACAACACGCCACAGGTTAAGAACGAACAGCGCTTTGTTGCCGACATTTACTTAACGCCGCTTAACTCTATCAACAACATCCAGCTTAACTTCATCATTACGAAGTCTGGTGTTTCCTTCAGTGAAATTGGTGGCAGCAACTAAAAGTTCTCCCCATAAGAAAAGCCGCCATCACAGGCGGCTTTCTTTTTGTCTTTAATTTGGCTTTAGAGTTTCATCAACAGTTTCTTCAGCCAGTTGTCTTTCTTGAGCGTAATGGCTTTTTGAACTTTCTGCAATCTGGCAATTTCACTTTGTAATTTTTCCAAGTCAAAACTTACCTTTTTAATTTGTTCATCGAACTGTTCAAGTGAAGTAATGGTGGCATCTTCATCGTTCTTATCCAATGACAAATCGCTATTCTTAAGCTCCACAGTCTTGCCAAGGAAAGAATGCAACAGAATGCGTTTGCGTTGTGTGGCAAATTCGATGCAGAAGATTTCCTTTGGTTCGCCACTACGATTCCATGAAAAGGCAATGGAATTGCTTTCATCGGCTGTAGGGAAAAGTTGTGCCAAATCCCGTTCAACATACAGGGTTTTGTTTTTGAGACCTTCGGTAAGCCATTCAGTTATGAATGCTCTGGCTGTTGAAGAATCGCATTTAACAGAGATGAATTGCTTAATCTTACCGACATCAGCCATATTGTTGGCATCCTTCAGCTTCTGTTTAATGCCTACAACAAAGTCAGTGATTTTTCCTTCGCTTAGTTCGCCCAGAACAGGCGAATTACCTTCAAAAATTGATTTAATCATTTGAAATACTTACAATAATAAACGTTTATGCAAGTATTTCATGTAGAAAATGCCCATTAAAGAACTAGCCCGGAAGATTAAAGATAAGGAAACCTTCAAAGACCCGTTTGATGGCGTTGTTGCTGACCTTAAAGCCAACAAATCCACTTACTACAAGTTTCCACTCTTGTCTAATGCGGACACGCTTACTTTTGTCATTAAACGACTAGAAGCCAAACTAGCCAACTACAAGCTAGATTTCATTCTGTATCAACAAGATATAGATGGCACTTTAAGAAGGCATTCCCAGACAACTATCGTTCCATTCTCACCGCAGCAATGGTACAGGGACATTTCGCCAGCAGCAGCACATTACCTTGAAATCTTCACAAACACGGATGTTCACATTTCCTTTGAAGTCATTCCAAAGGGCTACAGAATCATTAAAACCTTCCAGCCTGTAGTATCCACAGGTAATACTTTAACTGTAGATTTACAAACCTTCCCAAGAAGACCTGACAGGCAATGTGATATTCCATTAAGATACAAACTGCTAGAAGGCGAATTGCCACTTGGTTTAAGACTAACCGAAACAGGCTTTATCGAAGGCAAGCCCTGCAACTTAGATGACTACATCAAAGTAAACGCGCCATCTTTCAACTGGTTTTATCAGAATCATGATGGCGTACAAGTTTCATTTGGTATTGTTTTCAGAATAAAAGTGCAGGTAAGAATGCTTCTGCCTGAAGGTCTTTCAGATAAATTTGATGAAAGATGGTTCTGCATCAGGATTCTTAATAACTGGTCTTTTGATAAGCCTGTTATCAATCCCATTAAACGAGTTATTGAGCATGAAATTTGTGAAGGCGAAGAACAGTTCCATGACCCATTACCGCCTTCACTTTGCCCTACTTGTGAAGAAGAAACTGTATTAAATTCATTGCCAGATTTTGTAAAACTGGAACTTACAGAGTTCTGCTCGGATTTACCTAAGCCAGAAGACCCGAATCTGTACAGAAAAGAAGAATTAAGAAATGAAATTCCATCAATACAGTTTTGTACAGCTTGCCAAGACCCTACAAAAGATGCTTTAAGGGAATACGTAGAAATTGATACATACTTTGTAAGCCCTGAAGACTTGCTGAAGTATTACTTTTATTATGACCAGCATCCCATAGAACAGCAGCCAAATCAAACAATGGCTCGTTTATATGCTTCACCATTCTTTCAGGAACTGGTAGCTTACATTCAGAATCCAAATCCACAAAACGCAACCTCAATCGTGGAATTGAGATTGCATGATGGCGTTCGTTTAGAACTTATCAAGTTCAAAGACCCTGAAGAAAGGGAACTGTTCAATATTCCTGCTGAATGGGAAGCCATTAGGAACACCAGAAATCAGGAGATGGAAATTGAAGTGAACTGTTACTACGGGCATGAAGTGTATGCGGAGTACAGAACACAAGGTCAATAAACAGATGGCTTAATAGCCTTTCTGAACATCATCCTTAACCACGATTTCTGTTTCTGAAAAGCGCATGTTCAGGATAGTACAAACAGAATCGCCGTCTTCAAAAGCGTAAAACCCGCCAAGCCCTGTATAGTTGACATCAATAGCAGTCAAAACGCAGGGCTTGAACTTGTGCATATAGTAGTTGTCATCCTTGCCCCATTTGTAGGTAATGTTCAGCACGTTTGGATAGTCAAATACACCTAAGCCAACTGTTCCCCTGCCATAAGAAGGCAAAGCAGATTGTCTGAACAACTGAACAATCTTGCGAACACGTTCAGCTTCTTCCTTGTTGTGAGGATAGAATTTGAACTGAAATTCAAACGTTCTAAAGTCAACCCCGCGAAAGATAGCTGTCAAGAATGGATTTGGCGCAAGACCAAATACGCCACCTAAACCGCCATTACCCAAACCGTTCCCTTCAGCATCACTTAAGAAGTTGTTAGCTTTTTTAATACCTTCCTGCGCTGCAAGAGCGCCAATGCCCATTTCACTAAGGGATTTACCAGTTTGCTTCAGCTTCTCATTCACAGCAGAATAAATGCCTTCAGCATCCATTCCCTGAAAACCTTGATAATAACCAATAGCATCAGCAGGGCTCATTTCCCTAAAGCCTTTAAACAATGCTTCAGTTGCTTTGGAGTGTGTTTCATTTTCCCATGAAGTAGTAGATGGCATTGCAATGTTTTCTGGCATATACAAACCAATCGTAGCAGCGGTAGCCCCAATCTGCGTCATGTTTCTTTTCTTAATCTGAAACTCAATCCAGCCCGGAATCTGCTGTTCGCCCAATCCAACTGGATATTCTAAAACTTCACCTTGCCCTTTAATAGCCATTTTCTATCTAAACCTTTGAAATACCTTATATTACAGTATTTCATCAACTTACAAAATGGCATATAGCTTCAGACAGGGCTTCTTCCAACCAAAGTTCCCAGAGAAGTATCAAGGCAACCCAAATCAAATTGTCTTCAGGTCATCATGGGAAAGAAAACTGATGTATAAGTTAGATTTAACCGAAGAAGTCATTTCATGGGCAAGTGAAGAAGTAGCCATCCCATACTTCGACCCAGTTACTAACAAAATGAGAAGATATTTCATTGACTTTCTTGTTACTTATAGGGGTAAGAACAATGAAATTTACAAATTAGCTATTGAAGTAAAACCTTACAGCCAAACCATTCCACCACAGCCACCTAAGAATAAGAACAAGAAGGCATACAACAGATGGCTTTTGAACATACGCCAATTTGAAACCAACAGGGGCAAGTGGGCGTCGGCGATGAAGTGGTGTAAAGAGAACGGCTACAAGTTCGTTATCTTACATGAGAAGAATGTTGGCGGGTTGTTTTAAGAAGAACATTAAGATGGCTTCATGCTTGTTTTCAGCTTCATCTTGGAAGACTTAAAGCGGTCAACCAATATTCATCTTTTCCCTTACATCTTAGAAGTGGCTTCCTGATGTCTCTTTTTTCTTGT